TGGAGCACCTGCAGGAGGTATTGTCTCCTGGAGAGCGGACCGTTTAACAGCTATTGAAAATTACTACGGTAAACCTATTTCAAAAATGTCTAACAAAGAACAGATGGATTATATGGTTCATGAGATGAGAACTAAGTACCCTGAAGAATATCAAGTGTTTATGGACCCAAATTCGACTGATAGCCAACTAAAACAAGCCAGTATGGGTTATTGGGGATATGGAGACGAAGGCGCTAGGTATACATTTGCCGACCAACTTCTAAACAAAAATGAATGAAATTAATGACATCTCTACATTTGTCCATCTAAAAACTGAGGAAGAATCTCTATCTACATCTAAAGATTGGGACTCTCCATTACCTGTTAAACTGACTCAAGGCTCTCGATATATTGGGAGATATAAAGGTCAAGCAATTGTCCAACTGTCGGATGGCAGTTTTTATAAAACCTGAGGAATTAATCAATGTATAACAACCCTTCTGGTTTGACAGAAGAAGAACTTGAGCGTGGAAGACATACAGAAATCCAACGCTATACAGGCGATCCTGACGATCCCAGTACTCCTGACACTACAAAAGTTCAGAAACGAATCGCTGAAAGAGCTGAAAAGGAGGCTAAAGAAAAAGAAGAAGAGGAAACAAAAAAGAACCAAAAATTTGTTTCTGGACGTGATTCTCCTGGTACTGAAATGGATCACAAAGTCATGGAGGTCGCCGGTCCTGCTGTTTTATCAGCCACTGGTCTTCCTTTAATTGACCTTGGGATGGACCTTGTTGGTCACCTAGGAGGGCAATCCATTGATGATGCTTGGGATGAAAAGACAAAGTTCTCTACACCTGTTGCTCAAGCTACCCGTGATATCACTGGTGTCATTGTTCCGACGATCATCGGTTCGATTACACTTGGACCGATGGGTGGTGCTGCTGCAGCTAAGGCTACTGGTGGTAGTGCCATTGCACGCGGTCTAGGTAAGGTTTTTACAACTGCAGCTGTTGATATGTCTGTGGTTGGAGTTAGTGACTACTCCGAACGTGATGAAGGTGTTGCTTCTGCGTTAGACCGTTTCTTAGACAAGACGGGTAACCCATTAGGAATGAATATTCCTGATGCAGTTAAAGTAATGGACGGCGATTCACCAGCTGTGCGTCGTCAAAAGTTAATGCTTGAATCAGGTATCTTTAGTCTTGTTGGTGACGCTTTAGGTTATACCTTACAAATGGGTAGGGGTCCAGTGGAATGGATGATACCTAAAGATGAAGTAGCTAGAAACTATAAAATTACTGCTGCTTTAGAAAATCCTGACCCATATTCAGTCAAAGCTACGCATGAAATCGATCAAAAAATTTTAGAAGCAAAGCAAGAAAAATTAGGCAAAGGTATTTCAAAAGAAGAGGTTCAGGTACTCGATGATGCTATCGAACAGATGCAGATTGAAAAAGATATTATCATTGAGGAAGTATCTACTAAGGGTATTTCAAGTAAAACAGAAGATCCTCTTGAAAGCTATGTACAACGTAATGATGCAAGTCGAGATTTCCAAACAGATGAGATCGGCAGTCGTAAACTTATGGCTGATCCTCAGTACACTAAATTTGATCCAGACATCCAATCTGAACTAGCTGATCCTAGTCAAACTGTTCGCTTTAGTTCTCCTCCTGCTGCTGTAGCGCGTAATGCTGCTGACATTGCGATGATGGAAAAGATGCCACAAAAGGGAGTACCTACTCCTGTAGTGACTGATCCCATGCTGCAAGACGGTCTTGGTGTTGGTGGTGGTAGCAGAGAAGTGATTGTGAGCATTGCAGAAGAGAAGTCTCAAGCGGGTATCTACGATGCAGGTGTAGGCGCTATGCGTGCTACTTACAAAGAAATTGAAGATTCTGGTTGGAATACCCTTACACAAATCTTAGAAGCAGAAGATGTTGAGGAAATTAAATCACTATTTCTAACCAAACGTGATCTCCGTGACCTTGGTGGTGGAGTAGGGATAAAAGTTATCGGTGAACCTACTGCTATGGAAGTAGGACCAGCATTACAAGCACTTACCTCTTTGTATTTAAGTGATGATGTAGCAAAAACATCAGCGCGTGTTATGAAAACTACTGGCCTTGAAATTGATGCTATTGCAGAAGCAATGTATAAATTCAAGGGTGCTGTAGATCCTGATCGTGCTACTCAAATTATTATGGACAAAATGGTCTTCCTTTTTGAGGAGTATGGTCTTAATAAATCTCTTGCTGGTTGGTCACTTGCCAATAAAAGATGGTGGCCGCCTAAAAAGAAAAGTGGTAAACAAATCTACGAAGAAATCACTGCGTTAGTTACTAAAAACCGTGATAATGCAGTTAATGTGCATACTCGTATGAAAGTTTTAATGGAGCAAAATCCTGAAGCTGCTCATACCCTTGCAATGGCATATGACATGACCAACGGGAACGTAGATACACTTGACAAAATGTTTAAGTGGGCACGTAGTCAGATGAATCCTGGCTCTTTACTTATCAATCCTGATGGTAACTTAAATCTATTTGCTCAAGGTTTAAAACAAATCCGTTATAACAATGTTCTTAGTGGTCTTTCTGCAATGACTGCTTCTGTTGGTAACGGTGTTGCTTTAATACTTAAACCAATTGAATACATGACTGGTGCATTAGGTATGGCAATGGCATCCGGTGACGGTAATATGATTCGTCGCGGTCTTTATGCTTTCAACTCCTTTGATGCACAAGGTCCAGCCCTAAAAGATGCTTATGACATGTTTATACGTGCATCTAAAAATCCTGATGAAGTAATGGCACGTATTCGTAAGGATTATCAGTTTACTGATGATGCTAAATGGGAAATATTTGAACGTATGGAAGATCTTGCCTTGAAAGAAGGTAAGACAGGTGATGCATATATGATCCGTTGGATGAGATGGAATCGCGATATGGGTAAAAACCCTGTCATGCGTTGGGGTACTAATGCAATGCTTGCAGTTGATACCTATTCCAATACTTTACTCGCTACAGCTAATAGTAAATTCAGAGCTTTTGATGAAGTCTTATCGTCTGGTGCTCCAGTTAATAGCGTTAATTTAGATATCGCAGCAGAAAAGCACATGCGTAATGTGTTTGATGAGAGTGGTCTAATTAATGACACTTGGCTTAAACATACATCAGGAGAACTAGCTCTCAATGCTGATACTGGTATTGCTGAAACTATTACAGGACTGACAAACCGTCTCCCCTTTTTAACACCATTTTTTATGTTTCCAAATACTGGTGTTAACTGGGTTCGTAAATCCCTTACATACGCACCTGTTGCTAATTTAGTTGATGGGCGTACTCGTAAGTTACTTACTGCCGGAGATAATCAAGAGAAAATTTTTGAAGCATTGTTAGAACATGGTATTGACGCTTCTAAAGAGCCGCAATACATGATGATCTACCAAAATCTTAAGGCAGAAAATTTAGGTCGCCTAGCAATGGGTACAGGTCTAACTCTTGGGCTTGCACAATACGCACTTGCAGGTAATATCCGTGGCAATATGCCTCCCGGTAAGCAGGACCAAAGGTTTTGGAAGCAAAATAATATCCAACCTAAGATGATTAAGGTCATGGGTAAGTGGATTTCTTACGATGGAATCTTACCTTTAGATCCAGCACTTGCTTTAATTGGAGATGCTGCTTATCACGCTAGAGATATTGGTCAAAAAGCTGTACAAGATAAATTAGACCAACTTGCGTGGACTTTTGCACAAAGTTTCACTAGTGCTACACCTATTTCTGGGCTTGAACCCCTTGTACAACTAGTAGGAGGAGACCGTGGTGCTGCTTTACAGCGATTTATTGCAAACGAAACACGTTCTATGGTGCCTTTAAGTGGTGCTATGGGTGTATTAGCTAACGCTGTTAGCATTTCTCAGAAGGATATTTACAATGATTGGCGTACTTATCTTATGAATAGGCTTCCTGGTATTAATACTATGCTTCCAGAGCAAATTGATGTATGGACTGGTAACCCAATTCGTGAAATTGAAAATCCAATGCTCCGTATTATGAATGCTTTAAGCCCTATTAAAGTCAGTGAAGGACCTGAAGAATGGAGACAATGGCTTTTAAGCTCTGGATTTAATGGTACACACATGCTTCGCAAAGATTCTAGTGGTTCATACGAACTTTCACCAGAGGAACGTGAGACAATCATGAAATATGTTGGTGAACAAGAGCTTTGGAAGGAAGTACAAAAGATCAGCAAAGATCCTCAATATAACCTCTTCTTAGAAGAACTACGTGAAGGTAGAAATGAAGAATTTAACCGTCAAATGAGTGGTGACATTACAAAAAATCAGTTTTTACCGGAACAAGTGGGTCCTGTTTATGAAAGGCTAAATAAACTTGTAAAACAAGCACAAGAAATAGCTGAACAAAAGGCTTTAAAAAATGGCGACATTCCACTTGATAGCATTTACGGGTCCCTAATGGCACGTAAGTATCTGAAACACGGTAATGTTCAAGCTGCCCTTGAAGAACAAAATTTAATTCCTAAATCTCAATAATGGCTACTTCACAACTTTATAATGGGGACGGCTCAACAACTGCTTTTACTTTTACTGTTCCTTATATTAATACTACTGACATTAAAGCTACAATAGGTGGTGTCAGTACAACTGCTTTTAGCGTCAATGGTACTACTGTTACGTTTAACTCAGCGCCTGCTTCAGGTACTAATAACATAAAAATCTTTAGAGACACTAATAATAGTACTATTGAAGCTAATTTTCAGTCAGGTAGTGCTTTACGTGCTGTTGATTTTAACGATAACTTTACCCAACTACTTTACGTTACCCAAGAATCTACTGACGGTTCAGATACAGCTATTACTGATTCTGCTGCTGCTTTAGCTGCAGCCACTACAGCGTCAACTAACGCTACGAACGCTGTAAATACGGCAAACACAGCTTCTGCTACAGCTACAGCAGCTCAAAATGCAGTTTCTGCAGCTGCATTCTTCACTCCTATCCTTGCACTAGCTAACTTACCTACTAGTCCTGCTGATGAAGACCGCGTAGAAGTAACTAATTCAACTGGTGTAGAAAGTAATTCTTCTGTTTCTACTGTACCTGCTGGTTTTGTTGGATCTACTGACTTAACCGTACGATTACAGTACAACTCATCTACTTCTAAATGGGTCTTCCAACAATATTTTGCTGCAGATCCTGAATCCCGTTATGTAGCTAAATCTGGCAGCACTATGACAGGAGCACTTACTCTATCGGGTGCACCTACTTCTAACCTACATGCTGCAACAAAGGCTTATGTTGATAGTGAGGCTGTTAGCACTGTACTTGAGTTAACAGATGCCGTACAAGCTCCAACTAGCAATACCATTGTGTTTGAAGCCGGATCTAGTGGCGGTAACCCATCTAATATGGTAACCGGTACATATAGTAGAAGTTTTGGTGTTGCTCCGACCCTTTTGTTCTTTAGTTTCGGATTAGGAAATTCGCAATATGATGATAATTTAAATTCTTCAGTTATCAGCGTTGGTGATTCAATTACTTTTGAATGGCCAACAGGTGGTTCTACTAATAACTCTAGGACTTTTACTTCAACTATTAATGCAATCACAACCTTTACTGACCAAAATAGGCGTTTAATTACAATTAGTGGTATTGGTAATTTTAGTGTTCCTAATGAATCAACTAGTACTTTAAGAATTACACACAGTTCATTTACTAACGGCTTAGAACCAGTTTTAAACAATCAAGTTCTACGTTATAAAACAGCAACTTCTAAATGGACTGTAGCTTCTGTCACAGAGCCAGACCCTGATACTGCTCTTACTGACGTTGCACAGACCTTTACTGCTGCTCAACGCGGTGAAGTAACTACTCTTACATCTGCAGCTACGATCACTATTGACTTTGGACTGTCTAATAACTTTACCTTAACTACTGGTCACAGCGCTATTTTATTTGCTAACCCTACGACAGAAGTGGCTGGACAAAGTGGGTCTATCTTTATTGTCCAAGGTTCAACTACATGTGCTGCTCCTACATGGGGCAATCAATGGTACTTTAGTGAAGGTACAGCACCAGCATTAACTGGAACTACTGGTAAAATTGCACGAATTGATTATATTGTGCAGGAAGCAGGGAAAATTCATGCAGTTGCAACTGATAACCTTGCCATTACTACTTAATTATGGGAGTATTAAATCATAACATATTAGCTGGAGCTTCTGGACAAAGCTCTGGCTATGAAATTGAACGATCACTGAGATTTAACAAGGAGGACAGTGCTTACCTTAGCCGTACGTTTGGATCAGGTAACCAGAAAAAGTGGACATTTAGTTGCTGGGTAAAGCGGAATAAAGTTACTACAAACTATGACACCATTCTGTCTAGTTCAACTAATCCAATTGCTTTAGATGGGACCAATTTGTACTTTCTTAGTGATCAACTTTATTTTGACGCTTTTAGTACTACTTCGCTTACGTTTCGTTTAAAAACCTTTCCTAGATTTAGGGATTACTCTGCTTGGTATCATATCGTTGCAGTGTTTGATTCTGATAATTCAACGGATACCGAAAGAGCTATTCTTTATGTCAATGGAGCAAAAATATCGCAAGGTAATTTAGCTACTAATACAAAACCAGCTTCTGGTATTTCGCCTAATTTTAACAACGCAAAAGTACATGCAATTGGAAGACGTGGTGCGTATGGAACTTCACCTTACAACGGTGCAAATATAACTTTAGCTGAAACTTATTTTGTTGATGGTCAAGCACTAGCTCCAACTGACTTTGGTGAGACTGATAACAACGGTGTATGGCAACCAAAGGAGTTTACTGGGACGTATGGTCCGTTAGTTGATCAAAGTCAAACTTGGACTACTAGTGTTACCAACCAGAATTCAACATATACCGCTGATAAAGCATTTAGTGGCATTGTCAGCGGAAGTAATTTATGGAGTAACAATGGCTCAGCCTCTGTACTTACCTTAAGTTCTGCACTCGATATTAGCGGAAAAACTGTAGTTGTGTATGGCGCAGCGTCTTCTGGAGCTAATCAAATACTTATTAACAATAAGTCTATAACTGGATGGCCTACTTCAACTAACTCTCTTACTCCTCTTGACATAACCTCTCAATTATCTGGGGACACTACATTAACTTCAATTGAAGTAAGAGAATCAAACGCTTACTTTCAAGGTATTAAAGTTGGCGGCAACCTGCTTGTAAACTCTGGAATTAGCCTTGTTGATAACTCTTTCTATCTCGATTTCTCCGACAACAGCAGTACTTCTGCGTTAGGAACTGATAGCAGTGGAAACAATAATGATTTTACGGCTACTAATTTCAGTGTTACAGCAGGAGCAGGTAACGATTCACTACTTGATTCACCAACGAATAACTTTGCGACGTTGAATCCAATACATGCTGGAGCTAATGTCACTCTTTCTAATGGAAATTTACTGTTAACTACCGGTTCAACTCACACTTATAATACTACAGGATCAACAATTGCTGTGTCATCTGGTAAATGGCTCTGCGAAGTTACTGTAGACACTCTTGGTCCTTACACATCTTTTGGTGTAAGTAATCCTGCAAGTGTAGATGTAGATACTTACATGGGTATAGCGGCAGACTCATACACTTGGTTCGCTTTTAACACTGGCGGTACTTATGTAAATAGTGCTTACACAAGTCAAACCGCACCATGGGGATCATCTTCTGGAACATTCCCTGCAGCTGGTGACGTCATTGGCATGGCGCTTGATATGGACGCTGGTACTCTAAAGTATTACAAAAATGGTAGTTTAATTGGTACAGCTTTCACTGGAATTACTGGTACAGTTTGTTTCTGTGATGGAACTCATAAAAACTCTGTCCATACATATAACTTTGGACAAAGACCTTTTGCTCATCCAGTAACTGGTTATAAAGCATTGTGTACTAACAACTTGACTAACCCACCGATTCAAGATCCTAGTAAGCATTTTGATATTGAACTTAGGGAGTCCGATACTTCTCAAACTACACATGTAACAAGCCTATCCTTTCAACCTGATTTGCTTTGGGAGAAAAATAGAGATGCTTCTAGTAGCCATTATTTAATGGACGCTGTAAGAGGCAGTACAAAAGCACTTCAAGCGGAAACCAATGCTGCTGAATCTACACTTTCAACTTATATAACGTCATTCAATTCAAATGGTTATTCAATTGGAACTGGTGATTTTACAACAAGCTCAAACGTTGTTGGATATGCGTGGGAGGCTGGGACAGGTACAGCTGCAGATAACACCGATGGCAGCATTACTTCCCAGGTCCTAGCCAATCCATCTGCCGGATTCTCTATTGTTTCGGTTACTGCAGCTGCTCATGCAGACGGTAGCACCGTAGGTCATGGCTTAAATGCAAAACCAGCAATGATTATTGAGAAGAATAGAGATAGTACGAGCGCTTGGTATACACAGCACTCTGGATTAGATGATATGAGTGGATCTTATTTAGAATTAGATACTACTTCAGCTAAGACAACAGATAACACTTGGAATCTTGCTGAACCTACAACTTCAGTTATAAGCCATGACCCTGGATACCGATATGGCAGCACTACTGCTGACGTAATCTATTACTGCTTTACACCTGTTGAGGGTTATAGCAGTTTTGGTACATACACCGGTAATGGATCTGCTGACGGTCCTTTTGTGTACACCGGATTTAGAACTAGGTGGTTGTTAGTTAAATCATCATCGTCTACTAGCCCTTGGACTTTAGTTGATACTGATCGTTCTGGTTCACTAAACCCTGCCAATGATGTGATTTGGGCTGATAGCAATAGTGCTGAGGTAGAATATTCAAGCGCTTATCATTTTGACCTTTTATCAAATGGCTTTAAGGTAAGATCGACTACTACAGATGTAAATACTTCTGGTCATACATATGTCTACGCTGCATTTGCCGAACATCCGTTTAAAAATGCAAGAGCACGTTAAATTATTATGCTTAAACTAAACAACAAACCTTTGCCTTATGACAAGGCATTTACTCATGATGGTATTCAATATCCATCTAATTGGTTACGTCTTTCCAGTTTAGATCAACGCAATGCTATTGGAATTACAGAAGTAGCTGATGATCCTTGGTATGACCAACGATTCTATTGGGGTGTTGATAAACCTAAAGATTTGGATCAGCTAAAAACATTATGGTCTGACACTCAATCTGAAATGGCAGGGACATTACTAGCTCCTAGTGACTGGCGTGTTATTAAAGCTAAGGAAACTGGAACTAATATCCCATCTACCTGGAAAACATACAGAGCTGATGTTCGTGCAGCTTGTAATACACGTCAAGCTGAAATTGCAGCTGCTTCTGATGTTCCAACCCTGCGTAATTTGTTTTTTGCTAACCCTACCATTACTCAACAAAAGAAAGATTCTGATGGTAATGGCGTAGTGGATGCTGACAACAATCCAGTTATGGAAACAATTGCTAATCCTGCTTTGGCTACTGATTGGCCTACACCTATTTAATTATGATTACCCTTATCCGTCCGCTTCTTTTTTCACTAATTAATAACGCTGCTTTTAAACGTACAATAGTAGATATTCTACGTAAGATTGCAGAGCAAAGCGACAACACTGTCGATGATCACGCTGTTGACTTTATTGAGCGTGGTTTGTTTGGTAGTAAGTAATGGAGTGGGTTGACCCACCCTCATTACCTTCTCTAACCCTTCCAGATGCCCCTGTAATGCCTCCTACTATCTTTGAGGTACCACAGGGTGAGATCCCTAGTTATACCCCTCTTGTAGTCCCGCCTAACACGCTAAGACCGCCAGAGGGAGTAGAGCCTATTGAGTTAGAAGATGATCCACCTACAGACAAAGAAGAACAATCCAACCCTACAGCTACTCCTAAACCAGCTGTACCTAAAATTGAACTTCCACCTGAAGCACAGATAGTAGAAATCCCGTTTACGGATTTGGAGGTTCCAATGCCTACAACTACTATCATGACAACTGCAGCAACAACAGCTTTTATTAGTGTTGCCGCCACCCTTACTGCTACGTCTTTGTTCAAATATTTAGTGATGGTTATGAAACCTATCTTAAAACAAGTATGGAACAAGATAACGAAAAGAAAGCAGGATTTATCAAATTCCTTGTCCTCATCTGGTCAGCAGGACTCCTGACAGCCAGTTATGCAGGTTGGATGCCGAAAATGGATCCTACTTATGTCGCCAGTATTCTTAGTGGCACCCTTGCAACATTCTCTATTACACGTGAAAAGAAACAATGAAAAAGCTTCTTTTGCTTTTATTTATTGCGTCTCCAGCTGCAGCTAACACCATTACCCCTAACTTTACTCAGGGGTCAATGCAATCCACAACTACTACAACTATAGATATTGATCGGACAATTGAGACTAATGTCTATGGTGGTGATTATTCATCATGGTCTGGAACAAACGTAACACCAAGCGGAGACATCGCAGATCCTGCAACAACTTATTCAGTGACCAATGCGGGGGAACAGTTTCAACTAGAGATTGTCAACAGAGCAGCAGGTCTGATAGAAGACAGCTTGGTAACAGAAACCATTCAGCAAGTTACAAACACTACCTCCTTATCGGTCTTCTCGCAGTAACACCCGCTTACGCTAATGAAGATCCAAAGGTTCAAAATACATCCAATCCCGTAGCTGCTGCAACGGGTAATGTGACTAATCAAGCGGTGCAATTCCAAAATAATGGTGCACCATCTCGTCAATACTTTGGACCTAACAATAGCTGCAATGGTATGACCATGCAGTTCAGCCCTTTTTATATGGGTAACGACACAGTACCTTACGAACAGAATGGGTACGTCAAAAGTAATAACTGGGGTGCACAATTAAACTTTAGTGTACCCTTAGATGGAAGCATGGTTGAACTCTGTAAGAGTATCGCCCGTAAACACGAACAAAAATTACGTCTTGACTATGAGCTTGTTCGTGCACTCAAATGCACGGAAATCATGAGGAAAGGTTTTACCTTCCGTCCTGGTAGCCGTGTAGAGGTCCTGTGTCATGACGTTGTACCAATCGTATCCCTTGAATAATGGAAGCACTTGTTTCTGCCGTCATTGCGATGGTGGCAGGTGGTGCAGCGTTAAATAACCGTTTGCACAATCGTATTAATAACGTACATGATCGCATCAGTGGTCTTGATAGACGTATTGATGCTATCGAATTAAACGTGGCACAAGACTACGTATCAAAAGCTGACCTGTCAGTCATGATCCAACGTATGGAGGACCACATGGTCCGTATTGAAAACAAATTAGATCAAATTGTAATTAAAAGTAATTAACTATGGCTCACCAAATTATTGACAACTATAGAAGTAAAGTAATTGGCGAGTTTGATTCACTAGCAGGAGCTGAAAAGGCTTTAAGCCACCTGTCACCAGATGAGAACCGCTACGAAATTAAATCACCCAAGGCACGTAAACCAAGGGCAAAGAAATCTGATGTCGAAGAAAAAGGCGAGTGAAGATCAATTTAATGAGCTGCATAATTTAGTTACTACTGAGTTTCTGAAGCGCATTAAATCTGGTGAAGCAACTGCTCAAGATTTAAAAGCAGCTTGTGATTGGTTACATAAAAATGATATTAGTGGTGTTGCCTTTGAAGGTAATCCACTAGACAAACTATCTACCATTCTTCCAAAGGTAGATCCTGAACTAGTACAAACAAGACTCTATGGAAAAAGGTAGAACTCAAACGTATTACGATAACAACCCTGATGCTAATGCTAGACGCTTAAAGCAACAGAATAGATATCAGAATACTCCTAAAGGAAGGGCGTTAAAAATTAATGCCAATAAGCTCAGAAAAAAGCTAAAAATCCCTGTAGGAAGTACTAAAGATGCAGCTCACTACAAAGGTAGTAAGACAGATGGTCGTCCTCAAGCTCAATCTAAAAATAGAGCTAGTAGAACTAAATGACCCCATTCTTGCCTACTCCTGATCACTACTTATACAACCTAATAGCCATGACGTCCTCTGAAGCAAAGCGCCTTTGGAGGCGCAGCATTAAAGAGCACTTTGATTGCACATGTGTCTATTGCGGAGAAACTTATGAACTTAATGAACTATCTCTTGATCACGTTATCCCTCGTTGCCGTGGAGGCGGCGACTACAGAAATGTTGTACCAGCGTGTATCAAATGTAATCAGGAAAAAGCAAGTCAACACTACTTAGATTTTATGCGTATGACCTTCGGTGTAAACCGTCTGCGTGAATACGTCCTAGCAAAAAATACTCAATAGTTGCACTAAGACAACATTTATCGCCGTCCCAAATGGGGCGGCTTTTTTTTATGGCTAAACCCAGTAAATATCAAGATGTCTATAAACTTCTAGACGAAAATCCCGGTATGACTCCTGCAGAAGCTGGGAGACAACTAGGGTATAAATTTGAACTTCATTGGAAAAGTAAAGAAGACAGACGTGTTGGTCCTAAAAGCCGTGGTTCAGATAGTAACCGGTCTTTCAGAAGTAAACAGCAAACTATAGGTGGTAAAAATCCTATATGGAATACCTCCACACCTGGATTTCAGAAACACCACAAACGAATGATTAGTTTGTACGCACCCTTGTACAAAAATCTAAAAGATTCTGAAGCTATAGAATTATCTAAACATGCTTTAGAACAAGGGTTAGCTCTTGGCGATCACTTAGATAATTACCAACCATTGCCTAAATCAGTGCACACTAAAGTTCATGATTACATGAGAAAACATGGTATGACTGGATCTCACATGCCTGATTTCTCTGGAGCTGATTTAAAAACCAGAATAAAAGCATTTGATGCTTTATATAGAGATTATATTCAACCCGATATTGACAGAGCTACCAAATTTTTTTTAACGGATTTTGAACTCGAATTTAAACGTGCTAAGGACTTCCCTAGAGGTGTAAACGTTTTACCTGAAAATAGTAGAGGATTAAGACGTCTTGCGAAAAATGTCACAAGAGCTATTCCTGGACCATTAGATAATTTTGCTGTAGGTGTACCTTTGGCCGTTGCTGCAGCTGGACACGCTTCACTTACTAATGGTAACCCTGCACAAGCAGCTGCTGATACAACTGTTGATTTTCTTACTGATGATTTTAGTGGTGGACAACTTTCTCCCGGAACTCTTGAATCTCATGAGGATGAATTACGAAGACATAAAATATCTAATGGGATGACAAGTGATATGTTCCCTAATCCTAATGGATTCAATGGTACTTATTAAATATGTCAAACGTTTTAACCGCCCTACAGGGTGATTTTAAATTGTTCCTACAAGCGTTGTGGGAACAGTTAGATCTCCCTTCTCCAACACGTGCTCAATATGCAATCGCAGACTATATTCAACATGGACCTAAGCGTCTTCAAATACAAGCTTTCCGTGGAGTGGGAAAGAGCTGGATTACTGGAGCCTTTGTTCTGTGGACGCTTTTTAATAACGTTGAAAAAAAGATCATGATCATTTCGGCATCTAAAGAACGTGCCGACAACATGTCAATCTTCCTACAAAAACTAATTATTGAAACACCATGGCTTTCTCATTTACGTCCGAAGTCCGACGATGCAAGGTGGTCGAGGATAAGCTTCGATGTGAACTGCTCACCCCACCAGGCTCCAAGCGTAAAGTCGGTGGGCATCACTGGTCAGCTAACCGGAAGCCGCGCAGATTTAATGATTCTCGACGACATTGAAGTTCCTGGTAACTCAATGACGGAAATGATGAGGGAGAAACTTTTACAACTTTGTACTGAAGCTGAATCCATCCTTACTCCTAAAAAAGATAGTCGAATCATGTATTTGGGTACTCCCCAAACAACATTTACTGTCTACAGAAAGCTTGCAGAACGGAACTACAGACCGTTTGTTTGGCCTGCACGTATCCCACGGTCTCTTGCTAATTACGAGGGTCTTATAGCTCCTCAGCTGCAGGCTGATATTGATAACGGTTCTAAGGCGTGGGATGTAACTGACCCTGATCGTTTTAGTGATGAAGACCTAATTGAACGTGAAGCGTCAATGGGTCGTAGCAACTTCATGTTGCAGTTCCAATTAGACACAACACTGAGTGATGCTGAGAAATTCCCTCTTAAATGCGCTGATTTGGTCGTTACTAGTGTCAACCCTACTGACGCACCCGACTCGGTCGTATGGTGCTCCGATCCAAAAAATATCATCAAAGAACTCCCAACTGTTGGTTTACCTGGAGATTATTTCTACAGCCCAATGCAGTTACAAGGAGAATGGCATCCTTACAGCGAAACAATCTGCAGCGTTGATCCGTCGGGTCGAGGGACGGATGAAACGACAGCAGCTTATATCTCCCAACGCAACGGTTTCTTGTACTTGCACAACATGCGAGCTTATAGAGACGGGTATTCCGACGAAACACTTCTCGATATTTTAAAAGGTTGCCGTAAATATGGCGTCACTAAACTTGTTATTGAAACCAACTTTGGTGATGGTATCGTCGCTGAACTTTTTAAAAAACACCTCCATCAAACACAACAACTTGTTGATGTCGAAGAGGTCCGTGCCACAGTACGTAAAGAAGACAGAATTATTGATAGCCTTGAGCCTGTCCTTAACCAACACCGGCTTGTTGTAGACAAATCAGTCATTGAATGGGACTTTAGATCTAACCCTGATGAAGCTCCTGAACGTCGCCTCATGTACATGCTGTTCTATCAGATGTCCCGTATGTGTCGTGAAAAAGGTGCAGTTAAACATGACGACAGATTGGACTGTTTAGCACAAGGTGTGAAGTACTTTACTGATGCTTTTGCTATCTCTGCTCACGAAGCAGTTAAAACAAGAAAGCAAGATGAATGGAATCAAATGCTTGCAGAATGGCAAGATGATCCTCAAGCAGCTGCTAATCATATGGTCCTTGGAATGAATTTAGACCAACGTAGACAAGCTGCAGGTGTCACAGTAGACAACTCAGTCCCCACCTGGGTTTAGGTTGATCCGACAGTTATACAGGGGGAAGAGAAGGGTGGACTCTTCTTTCTGTACTTTTGGGGAGACACAATCTCCCCTTTAATAATGTCCGCTGAATGGACATTCTGTAAGTACCGCCCAAAGGAAGACAACCAAAACTTCTTTTTCTTTTACTAACTCCTGGTTGATTTTGTGATCCTCTGAATGGACCTCCTTATCAACCCTTTGTTTACTATACATGTCAAAAGTAAAACTAATCCACTCTACTCCTGATGGTGATAATCTCGTAGCTTATATGGCTAGAGTCTCTAATCCATCTAATCAAGATAACACTGAGACCAGTGCACGTCTGATTAAGTATCTAGTTAAACATAAACACTGGTCACCTTTTGAAATGGTGAACATGTGTGTAGAAATTAAAACTACTCGTAGTATTGCAGCTCAAATCCTTAGACATAGATCCTTTAGCTTTCAAGAGTTTAGTCAAAGGTATTCTCAAGTTCATGATCGTCCTGTAATTCCTAATCTTCGTAGACAAGATGATAAAAATAGACAAAATAGTGTTGATGACCTAGATCCTTTTACTGTTCAAGACTTTCAACTTAAAGCTGATCAACTCTATGATATGTCCTTATTCCTTTATAATGAAATGTTGTGTGCAGGTGTAGCTAAAGAGTGTGCAAGAGAAATTCTTCCACTGTCTACTCCTACTACTTTGTATATGAATGGAACCCTTAGGTCTTGGATTCATTATTGTGATCTTAGATGTGGTAATGGTACACAGTTAGAACATAAAGTTATTGCAGATCAATGTAAAGAGCTGATTTCTCAGCAGTTTCCTATGTCAGCAGCAGGTGCTTGGTATGTGTGAATACGTGTTTTCTATGCTTATTGTGGGTCTTGTTAACGTGGCTCCTGACGTTTATGTTGTTCAAGCCTTGGATCATGATAAAAAATTAGTTGAATGTGCATTCCTTATTCAACGAGATAAATTGGCAGAAATGCATAAGGATTATGTATTATGATGGAATTAGATCCAATTAAGGTGGTAAAATGCAAGGAATGTGGCGTTGATGTCGTAGTTAACGCTAATTATCCTATTACTGAGGTTGAATGTAGTCCTAGGTATTGTCCTAAACCAGCAAATTTAGAGGCTGATGAAAAAATAACATAAATTTCTGAAGTCTTATACGTAATAACACGGGCGCAAATTCCCCCATAGGGGGGTCATAGACCTCGTTAGTTCTATAAACTAACGGATGGCAAGGGGTTTTAGATGAAACGCGGGCGCATGAGGCGCACGATATCCTCACGCATGCGTGTATCGCGGTGTCGCGATCTGTTGCGCCTTATTGAGAATGACTGCTATGACTGCGATCTCAGCTGATAAGCAGCGCTGATCAATGGCTGACCAAAGTCTTATCATTCCGTCATTGCAATGGTTCTCAGCCATCACGGTACAGCCTGATACCAGATTGTCCAAGAGCAACCGTTGCCGAGCTGCTATGGTGGAACCAGTTGAGTGGTTGATGATCTTGATCTCGACTCTCCCTGTTAAGGGGGAGGAGAGTCTCGATCTTCAATCACCACTCACTGCCTCACAGAACCTTGACAACTGAATAAGCACACCGCTTCCAGATTAACTGGTGAGTAGCGATGACCGGCATGGGTTCTTGACCGGGAGGTGTGGTAGATCTACATGAATTGTTACATGGCGGAGCCACACGCCCAATTGCTCATGGCACACAGGGATGTACCTATGCGTCCCGCACTACATATGCACATAGGCAGGCAGACACGTGAGCGTCCTGTCGGGTGCAAGGTCCCGACACTGCCATTGCGTCATCAAGTACGCATCAACTGTTTATCAATTTCTTTCATGTTCTTTCCTGTTCAATTCCGCTCATCTGATTGCGTTGAGCGTATGTATGTTGACCCATTCAATGGGTTAGTACAACTTGCATACCGTAAGGGTGCAGTCTACGAGTACTCACATGTATCCCGTAAAGCAATCATCAACCTTCTCATGAACCCAAACATGAGTCTCGGTTTGTGGGTTAATGACAACCTGCTTTCATATAACTCTAAGTCAGCAATCTACGGAGATTGCATCACTTTACGTTGTCTCGATAGCAAGAACTTGCCTATCGCTGCATGAGTTACGGCGTGATGCCGGGGATCGGATCCCCACTCATGTCTGGGACGTAGTCCCTTTATTGTTTCACTTAGTTAATCATGACACTGTACAACACTGACCCTGCTGATTATCTCACCAGTACATACAGCATGGACGCACTCAAAGACATAGCCAAACACGGCTGTGAATCAGGTGCTGCTCATGATCACATCTACTACAGCCAGACTAATGAGTTCTTCGATCAATATGAAGAACACATTGTCCAAGCATATGATGTAGCGTTTGGTGAGAATATCTTTGCAGCTGCAGCTAAAGCTGGTCAAGAATCCATTCAATGCATCAAGAACTGGTGCACTTGGTGGTATATCGAAGACTTTGCACATTTTAACATTGAATTTGCTGCTTGATTCCCACTAACAACCCTTCCACATGGTTAATCATGTGGTGGGTTATTTGAGGGATTCACCCTCTTGTTGTTTATCCATCAAGAACTGATGCACTACATCAACTATCAACCATTCGTCAACGGTTGGTATGACTCACTGAACGATGCATATGCACACAGTGAGCCTGACACATTTGGTGATGATCATTGTTCACGCTTTCACCAATACGTGTACGACTGCATTGAATGTATTAATGACGAGGACTACGAATGACTCAAGAACACATACGAGAACTACAACTCGTAGCCCTCCAAGATTACAAGAAGAAGCTCATCACAAAGGAGCAACTTGTAAACATCGTTCACTTACTTGATCGTAAGTCTTTCATTCACTCTGCCTAATTATGTTCGACACTCCATCCGATCTACTCAATCACAACCAACGCATTAGTTCTCTTCCGCACAAGGACGCAGGGACTGATGATTTAATTAGCCAAGCAGAAATGTTTGGCTTTGCTAATTATCATTTAGCCCGTGCTGCTGCATGTATGCTTCTCGATCATGGCGTTGAACATGAGTTATTCATGCACGCTATGTCAGATGAGCTTGAAGCACGTGGTTAGATAGAAGAAAAAGAGGAAGACTAAATAACACATAACGTTCACAATCACGCTTCAGGGACACATTTAATGCCACTACTTGGTAACCAAAAGTTAGATGAATATGCAGTAATCCTTACTAACGGTGAGGAGAAATGGACAGAGTATGTCTACTCTCCCGACTTAGAACATGCCGCATGGGCTGGGCTTGAGTTGTCCAAAAACCGTAATGCAACCCTAAAAGATGTAATCAGAATCGATGACTGGTAGAAAGTATTTCCCTAACAACTGGCAACGATACAAGGACGCACCGGATGACATGTTCATGCCTCATACCTATGAGGAAATCATGGACTACAAGATCGGTGGTTGGTCGTTGCCAAGCAACATTAACTGCATCATTCGTGAAGAGCACGTACTCACTGGCAAGATCAAGGAGCACGTGTATCAACGAGCACATGCAGCTAGTAACAAAATCAAGCAGTTACTAGAAAGAGATGATACCGAATTCATGGTATGTACCTCTGAGAATATTCATTACATTTCACAAATCCCTCTTGATGACTACGAAGATGACGACAATGAGCGACAGGACAGCGAAGAAACTGGCTGATCAATTAATCAAAGAAGTGAGCAATCATCCCTATAAGGATGAGCTCATGCATTTAATGCATACTCAGTTGCATGATGACTTGGATACCCGTACTGTTTGCCAGTCCCGTTGATTATTGCGAGTGATTTTCTGTTCATGTCAATCCTCCATTTGGAGGTTCTTCTTTGCGATTTATTGATTTCTGTATTTCCACCGATGAGGTTTCTTTCTTTGACTTATGGCTAAATGGTACTGGTGTATCGTTCCACATAGGCAAAATACGTGTAGACTTTTGTCTACCTCGCTTGCGTTATGGACGAGCTAAAGGTCAACGTTCGCACCGACATGACACGTCTGTTGGACGTGATCGAGACCTTAAGGGTCCTTGACGTTGAGATGCCTGCCCAGGTCATTGCCTGCTTCTTCTATGTCGCTAGCCGTGTTGATGGTTGTACGACAGCGGAGATGCAGGAGGACCTGGGTTTATCACCCGCCAGTATGTCACGCAACACAACGTGGCTTACTGGTCAGCATCGGAGCAATCCCAAGCGAGGACTGAACCTGATCACAAAGGAGGTGTATCAACCAAACAAACGACTGCGCATTCTTCGGTTAACACCCGAGGGACGCAAGCTTGCTAATCGTTTATCTACCCAATTGCATGGATGATTTAATCACGTGGGGTCAAGCCCTTGACTTCACCATCAAGACCAGAGCCGAATGGCAGAAGGATCGACCAGGGCATAAACCTGCGATTCATTACGCCACGCATTTCTCCAACTACAACTCACAAGGACGCAGGTTCCTCATCGCTAACTTTAATAAAGCGGTGATGGAAACTTTCATTCAGGACCTTCGTGTCTATCGTGAGTTGTCTGATGTAACCATTAATCATTGTGTTCAGAATGTACAAACAGTTCTGAATCATTGCATTGATATGGGTGTGCTTGCCTATCAAAATAATCGTCAAGCATGGATCACCGGAGAAGGTAAGTTTAAGTTCGTTAAGCTCAAGCTTACAAAGCAGCCACGGGTCACACTTTCTCCTGCTCAAGTAGATCAGTTCTACCAAGCAGCAAAGAATTGTTTTATGCACGAAGCTCTCGCCGATACGGTGATGTTCAGTGCATGGACAGGGTGTGGCTGGGCTGAATTCTCTCAACTCACATCAAGTGACTTCCACTTGGATGCACCCGTTCCTTTTATTGCAATTGGTGAACGGGAGGATTTTACGCTCAAGACTCCTTATCGCAAACGTCGCATTTACCTTCCGGTAGGCAGTGATGGTTACGAACGATTGATGCCTATCCTGGTACGCAATCTTGAGTCATGCACCGATCCTTCGATCCAAATATTTGGTGACATGTTCACCTCGCAGGATGCTCACCGCGTCAAGTTCAATGACGTCAAGGACTACTTGCAATTGGACCCTAAGTTAACTCCTTATTGTCTGCGTCACACATTCTGTACGTGGCTTGCAAACCTTGATGTCCATCCAGCCAAGGCACATAAGATGATGGGTCACTCATCGATGAAAACTACGATGGAGTATTACACCCACATCAACGACGATCAGATTATCCATGCGTACAACCGCTTGACAGCATCTGATCCACTGTTGGTTGAGATGAAAGCGTGTTAACTACCTGCACTAGCTAAGCCATCTGCTACCATTCCCTGGTCAAATTTCGAGGACGTTTCAAAACTGTCTCAAGTTTGTCTCCCTTAAGACTCTAGTTATTGCAAGGGATTACGCCAGCGGATGTGGCGGAATTGGTAGACGCGCTAGTTTCAGGTACTTACTTGATCACAATCACGCTTTAGGTAAGGGATTTAGGGGAAACCCAGTCCCTTACTTACTTCTGAATGATTGCACTAAGAATTATAATTGCATTAAACGCAAGTATGCACACTACTGTCCCCACTACTGTGAGATTTATTGCCAACACCAGCACAAATTGATGAGCAAATTGCTCTTGAACGAGAGCAGATACGACAAGGTTTAAAACTTCTACAAGACAACACCAAAAAGCTAGAAAGCAAGAACTATGCGAGTGCTTCTGTTTACGGAGTTGTGGCTATTGATGATGTGCTCCCTCGTGTGGTTGCACGTATTCAAGAGACTGCACTTGATCGAATAAAAAAAGGTAAGACCGGCCGTTGCTTTGCTGAAATACAGCAATATCTCGCTGATATTGAACCCGAAGCAGCCGCAGCTATTTCTTTAAAAGTTACCTTTGACAAGATTTTTAGCATCAAGACTGGCAACGGGACAATCACAAACGTAACAGGTGCTATCGGTCAAGCGGTTGAAAATGAGTGCATGATGCGTCACTACGAACGCAACGTGCCAGGACTCCTGAACATATTAAAGGAGAACTATTTTCACCGCTCGATCGGTACTCAACAGAAGGTTAAAGTCATCACCACACTGATGAACCGTTATGACGTAGACCACTGGAAATCATGGGGTCAAGTCAACCGCGTCAAGCTTGGTGGTTGGTTGCTGGATTGTATTTGTGAAGCCAGCGGTTACTTCATGAAACACAGCTATTACAAAGGTAAACGTCAACAAGTCATAGAACTACGCCCAACACCCGCATTTATCGAGCGTAAAAACGAGATCATGGCTCAAGCAGAGCTATTTAGTCCGCTTGCTTGGCCGATGCTGATCGAACCAAATGACTGGACACCTGACGGAAAACACGGCGGATACATCCTCAATGAGGTGATGCGCGGCTACAACATGGTGCGTCGGGCTGATCCGACAGTTATACAGGGAGAAACACCTGTCGCCTTCCTGAACAAGATTCAGAAGGTTGCTTATACGTTGAACCCTTTCATTGTTGGTGTTGCAGAAACACTGATGGAGAAAGGAATTGCAGTAGGTAAGTTCATACCAATTGTAGAAATACCTCTTCCACCAAAGCCTCCTGACATTGCTACCAATCGGGAAGCACGTCACGATTACAGGCGACGAGCTGCAGAGGTTTGCAACATCAACGCTCAAGCATTTCAAAAGTCATGTCGAACAAGGATGACAATGAATGCGGTGGAAAGATTCAAGGATGAAGACAAGTTCTTTCATTGTTGGAGCCTAGATTACCGTGGAAGATGTTATCCTATTGCTCCATACTTGTCGCCACAAGATACTGACTTTGGTAAATCACTTTTAAAATTTCACAATCACGATTTTGTGACGCCTGAAGCTGAAGAATGGTTAGCCTTTCAAGTAGCAACAACGTATGGAAACGGCCTAGATAAGGACACCATGGCTGATCGGTTGTCATGGGTTGATGAGAACCACGATTTAATTAGTCGTGTTGCTGAAGATCCAATCGGTAACTTACCTAAATGGGAAGCAGCATCGGAGCCTTGGACTTTTCTCGCTGCATGTGATGAGTTCTATCATTGTGTCATTAAATGTGATCGTCAGTACACAAATCTGCCGGTCGCAGTGGACGCAACTGCATCGGGACTCCAAATCCTAGCCGGATTATGTCGCTGTGCTGGTACAGCCGAGCTTGTCAATGTTTTACCTGGTTTAAGACCACAAGACGCTTACAAGGTCATTGCTGAAGAGGCAAAACCTCATGTACCAGAACACATCCGTCCATACATGGACAGAAAGGTGACAAAAAGGACGTGTCTTACGATTCCTTACAACGCAAAACCTTTTTCAAACAGATCGTACATACGAGATGCTTTAAAAGAAAAAGGATTTGAAATTGACAAGGACGATCTAACTGAGGTTGTCAAGGCAGTACGTTCTGCAATGGATAAGATCTTTCCTGGTCCCATGCAAGTCATGAAATGGATTGAGAAAGAAGTTAGTAATGCTATTGATCGTGGTGCAGAATCTCTTAATTGGGTCACACCTTCAGGTTTCGTGGTAACACAGAAACTAATGAAGAAAGATACCAAACGTATTGAATTACAACTACTTGGTAGCTGCAAGGTAACAGTTGCAGAAGGTGACACTGATGAAGTTGATAAAAGACACCACAAAAATGCAACTGCACCAAATCTAATTCATTCACTTGATGCATCCCTTTTACACCTATCTGCAATACGCTTCAACGCTCCGATTTCCCTCATACACGACTCGGTACTTTGTCGTGCTACTGACATGTCTGTGCTTTCACAAATCATTCGTGAAACATACATGCACCTATTTGCGGAGCATGACTACCTAACGGATTGGGCGCAACAAATTGGCGCTGAATCTGAACCACCGATTATTGACACGTTAAAACCTGAGTCAGTAATTGATTCCACATATTTCTTTTGTTAATGGCAAGAAACACATTTGTAACTCCAGAGCCTGTTGTCCTTGATGGATACCAGGCTGTAATGCAACCGTCTAAGTTTGGTTATTCATTGAAGGCTATTGTTGACGATGAATTGATTCATAAACTAGAAGATGACCGTGCTGACCTCGTCAAATGGTGCGAGTCAAAACTAAAAAATCCAAAGCGTTCAGTACAAAGACCTGAACCTTGGGAAGAGGTATCAGAAGGTAAGTACATTGTTAAATTCAGTTGGAATGAAGAGGCTAAACCTCCCATCGTTGACACTGAAGGGACACCAGTCACTGATACACGAACACCTATCTTTTCTGGAAGCCAAGTAAAACTGGCGTTCTATCAAAAACCTTATGTCCTTAAAGATCAAACCACCTACGGTACATCACTAAAACTTGTTGGTGTACAGGTCGTTACTTGTAACGGTCAAGCTGGTGTTGATACAGGTGACATGGCTCCTGCTGATGTTGCTGATCTATTCGGTAAAACACAAGGGTTCAAAACAAGCGAACCTAATGTAACCACTCACGATGAGGATGACTTTTGACCACTGTTATTGAAGACGGCGGACGCACAAACATCTACGCAAAAGAACCACCAATGCAAGTTATGGACGTAACAGAAACACAAAACGAACGAGCTGAAAAGCTCAACGGACGCCTGGCAATGCTAGGTGTCATGGCTGCGCTTGGTGCGTACGCCTTGACTGGACAAATTATCCCAGGAGTTTGGTAATGCCAATGGTCAACGGTAAAAAGTATCCTTATACCAAAGCTGGTATGAAGGCTGCTGCTACTGCAAAAAAGAAAAAGCCTACTAAAAAACCTGCTGGTAAAAAATACTAATGGCTAAGCCTGGATTGTATGCAAACATCCACGCCAAACGCAAACGTATTGCTGGTGGTAGTGGTGAAAAAATGAGAAAGCCTGGGTCTAAAGGAGCACCCACGGCTGCTAACTTTAAACGCTCTGCTAAAACTGCTAAAAAAGCTTAATTAACAACACATGAAATCTATTATCGCTGCCGGTCTCCTCCTCGGCATGGCACATGGTGCCGCAATTGCTGGTCCCTACGTGAATGTAGAGTCTAACTCTGCAACTTCTGGGTCTGATTATCTCGGCTCGGTTATTGACAACCATATTGGTTATGAAGGGTCTAACTGGTATATCCAGGGGGGACCTAGTATCGTCGCTCCCGATTCAGGAGATACCTCCGTAGAGCTTTCAGGGAAAGCAGGTGGATCCGTTGGATTGACGGAGAAACTCGGAGCCTACGGTGAAGTGTCATTCATTACGGGTGATGAGGATAACAGCTACGGCACAAAAGTAGGTCTGAAGTACAACTTCTGATTTACTAATTGTGGTGGGTGGGTTGGTTTTTAATTATGAGTTCTATTTCAATTAAACAGCCTGCCTCTCAAACCTGGGAGGACTTCTGTTCGTGGGTGACGTCCACAAATAACCGTCTTTACGTCGGCTGGTTCGGAACACTGATGATTCCGTGTTTACTAGCTGCTGCTATTTGTTTTATTATGGCGTTCATTGCAGCGCCACCCGTCGATATTGACGGAATTCGTGAGCCTGTCTCAGGTTCATTGATGTATGGAAATAACATCATCTCCGGCGCTGTCGTGCCTTCCAGCAACGCCATCGGTCTGCACTTGTACCCTGTGTGGGAAGCAAGTTCTATGGACGAATGGCTTTATAATGGCGGACCATACCAATTGGTCGTCTTCCACTTCTTGCTCGGTGTCCTTTGCTATATGGGACGTGAGTGGGAACTCAGTTACAGATTAGGGATGAGGCCTTGGATCTTTGTTGCATACTCTGCGCCAGTCGTTGCGGCGGCTGCTGTCTTCCTTATTTATCCGTTTGGACAAGGTAGCTTTTCAGACGGTATGCCTCTTGGCATTTCCGGTACTTTTAATTTTATGCTGGTTTTCCAAGCCGAGCACAACATACTCATGCACCCCTTCCACATGTTGGGAGTTGCTGGTGTTTTTGGGGGTGCATTGTTCTCAGCTATGCATGGATCTCTGGTCACATCTTCGCTTATTCGTGAAACAACTGAAGATGTATCTCAAAACAATGGTTACAAATTTGGTCAAGAAGAAGAGACCTACAACATCGTTGCAGCGCACGGCTATTTTGGTCGGCTTATTTTTCAGTACGCTAGTTTTAACAACAGTCGTTCTCTCCACTTTTTCCTTGCCGCTTGGCCTGTTGTTGGCATTTGGTTTACCAGCCTTGGTGTGTCTACGATGGCATTCAACCTAAATGGTTTTAACTTTAATCAATCAATTGTCTCCCGTGATGGTCATGTGATTAATACATGGGCTGACATCCTCAACCGAGCTGGTCTTGGTTTAGAGGTAATGCATGAGCGTAATGCACATAACTTCCCTCTTGATTTGGCTGCTGTTGATAGCAATCCTGTTGCTCTCACAGCCCCAGTAATCGGCTAAGAAACGTACGTTCATCTATGTATAACATTACACTTACAACTGACGCCGCTGTCATTCTTCGTGACGCATTACGTGTCTACAAAGAACGATGGCCTGGTGGTGATCCAGAAGAACAAGAATCAATTGATTACTTGGCATTGCAATTCACCAAGATTGTATTGGAATCTTACATAGACGCATAACATCTGATCATGGAACGGGGATCAGGTACTAAAGGAATTAATCATGCCACAAGTCGAACTTCGTCAACGTGTCCGTGAACAAAAAGCTGCTCAACGTGAGCAACTCCTTAAGTATCGAGGCGTTTCTTACCTTAAAAACTCAATAAAATTAGATGGCATTCAGATCTGGGCTGGAGGAGAAGGTTGCTGACCTTCTCGTCGAGCTAGGTGTCAAGTATGAATACGAAAGCACAAAAGTTCCGTATGTAATCCATCATTCCTATACGCCAGATTTCGTTCTACCGAATGGGATCTGGCTGGAATGTAAGGGATACTGGGATAGTGCTGACCGTCGCAAAGTTAAAGCAGTTAAGGAACAGAATCCTGAGATTGATTTGCGTATGGTTTTTCAAGCACCCTTCAATAAAATCAGCAAAAAATCAAAGACAACATACGCCAAATACTGTGAAAAACTTGGCATCCCATGGACATCATGGGCAAATATTCCACTCAACTGGTTGATATGACCAGTGAGTTTGAGCGACACATACCTTGTGAAGAGTGTGGTTCATCAGATGGCAATAGCCTTTATACAGATGGACACACCTTCTGTTTTGTTTGTCACACCTGGAAAGGCGGAGACGGCAATGTTCACAATCACAAATCAACCACCTATGTACAACGAATGGAACCCCGAGGATTTCCGAGACGTCTTTCTAAACGAGGAATTTCTGAACGAGTCTGCGAAGAATACGGAATCCATGCAGATGGAGAACTCCTATGCTTCCATTATCGAGACAGCTCTGGACGAGTTATTGGAATAAAAACTAAAACTAAAAACAAAGAGTTTAGATACGAAGGAGAATCTGACGGAAAATTTTTTGGCCAACACCTATTCCGACATAAAGGGAAAAGGATGGTCATATGTGAAGGCGAATTAGATGCGGCTACATGTAGAGAAGCATTCCCAACATGGGAAGCTGTTTCCCTTCCTTATGGTGCAGCCGCTGCTAAGAAATCAATCAAACATAACTATGAATGGTTAGAGAATTGGGATGAAGTTGTTCTATTCTTTGATCATGATGATGCTGGTCGTAAAGCAACACAAGAAGCAGCAAGTGTATTGCCACCTGGCAAAATAAAGATCGCTGATTTAAAAGGATATAAAGATGCTTCAGAGGCTGCTCAAGACGACAATCTTGAAGCAGTACGTCAAGCTATCTGGAATGCACAGGTCTATAAACCTGATGGCATTGTTGATGGTAAGACATTACTTTCACTTGTCATTGAACCACAACAAGATTGCATTCATGAGTATCCATACGCAGGATTACAAGAGAAACTACAAGGGGTCAGGGCGGGAGAGCTTGTCACGATTACTAGTGGAACTGGTCAAGGAAAATCATCCTTATGCCGTGAATTTGCAGCTCACTTCCTCAGTAAAGGGGAACGAGTTGGCTATGTGGCACTTGAAGAGTCAAATAGACGAACAGCACTCGGACTAATGTCCGCTGCTTGCGGTAAACAATTTCACATAGGTAATCATGAACGATCTGATCTCACCGAGGCTTATCAAAGCACTCTTGCTGAGTGGAACCTCTTTCTTTTTGATGGCTTTGGGTCTTTTGATCCTGATAACATCATCTCCCGAATTCGCTACCTCGCTGCAGGACTTGACTGCAGGGTTGTATTTCTAGATCACCTCTCAATCCTGTTGTCAGGATTAGATGGAGACGAACGCAAAATGATAGATAACACCATGACTAAGCTCAGGTCACTGTGTGAAGAGACTGGTATTTCTATGTTTTTAGTATCACATTTACGGAGAACACAAGGTGACAGAGGACACGAAGATGGAGCAAAAGTATCACTTGGACAGTTGCGTGGAAGCCACTCTATTAGCCAAATCTCTGACGCAGTCATTGGACTCGAACGGGATCAACAGAGTGGAGATGAACACGCTGATACAACTGTGCGAGTCCTTAAAAATCGCTTTACTGGCGAGACGGGCGTCGCATGTCAATTGAAGTACGACAAAGAAAAGTGCAAGTTCTATGAAACAGAAACCTTCAACGCAAACCCAGATTTTTGATTCACCGCATCAACAAGCAATTTTAACTAAGCCTAATCCTCCCACTGAAGAGATGGTTAAGCGAGCACAATTTACCGACAAAACTTACATTTGGAAACATGCTGGTGTTCGACCTAGAGACGGACGGTCTACTGAATGATGTTACCTGCATCCACTGTTTGGTTATCTACGATTCTGAGACTGACCAGACGTTTGTTTACAACGACAAAGGTTCTGAAGAACCGGTTGTTCGGGGTATTCAAATACTTGAAGAAGCAGATATTATCTGCGGACACAATGTCATTTCTTATGACATACCTGTCATCGAAAAGATTTACCCGTGGTTTAAATGTACCTCCCTGGTCGTAGATACTCTTTTGTTATCACGTCTTTATCATGCAAACATGGTGGAGCACGATAAGAAATTAAATAACAGCAGAATGCCACTGCAACTACGTGGTAGACACTCACTTGAATCCTATGGTTACAGATTAGGAGAATACAAAGGGGAGTTTGGTAAGACCACTGATTGGAAAGAGTGGTCACAAGAAATGCAGGACTACTGCATACAAGATGTCAACGTAACTAAAACACTATGCGATTACTTCCGCCCCTTCCTGAGTGGGTCGAGCTAGAGCACGAAGTCGCAAAGATCCTCACTAAACAAGAACAACATGGCTGGTATTTCGATGAAAGGGCTGCATGGAAACTTGCATCGTCTCTCCAACAGGAACTTCAAGATCTTGAAAAGATACTTCGCGCACGACACTCTTACGTCGCAGGAAATCGATTCACTCCAAAGCGAGATAACAAAACTAGCGGCTACATCAAAGGTACAGGACGAATAGAACGTCACAAACATTGTGGCGAATTAATTGATATTGAAGAATGTTCCTTCACTCGACTAAAAGAACTTAACCCTACATCTCGCGATCATATCTCATGGATATTGCAAACATTTTATGGTTGGAAGCCAACCCAGATGACACCTACTGGGAAGCCTATCGTCGACGAAGTTATTCTGACAGAGATTGCATCAGAGATTTCTACGATGTTTGCGAGATGTTTGACGGTAACCAAAATGCTTGGCACCCTCTCGAACGGCACGAACGCTTGGCTGAGGCTGAGTACGACATCTAATCGCATCCACCATCACTGTTCAGTTGCTACATCTACACATAGATGTGCACATCGTAAACCAAATCTAGCGGCCGTAAACAGTAACAATGAATTTAGAAAGTTATTTACAGCATCCCCTGGTCAAGTCATGGTGGGTGCCGATCTTAGTGGTATCGAACTTAGGATGCTCGCCCATTACCTCGCTAAATATGATGGAGGACGCTATGCAGAAATCCTCCTCAATGGAGACATCCATCAAGTCAACGCTGACCGAATTGGAATCAGTAGAAGACAAGTTAAAACAATCACTTACGCATTCCTCTACGGTGCTGGAAACACCAAAATTGGACATACCTTTGACCCTCAACTAAGTGAATGGCACGCAGGAAGAAAAGGTGGCCAGATTCGTAGAGCATTTGTTTCTGCCATTGACGGATTGTCTGATCTTTTAGATGCTATTGAAATAGCTGCTAAACGCAAGTGGATGCAATCAATTGATGGTCGGAAGATCATTCTTGATAGTCCTCACAAAGCACTGAACTATTTGCTTCAGTCAGGAGCCGGAGTTATTGCTAAGCGTTGGCTCGTTATCAATCAACAAAACATTAAACAACTAGGGCTGTGTGCATCACAGCTCGCATTTATACATGACGAATTACAGTTCGAGTGCGAACCGAGAGACGCAAAAGACTTGGGTTCATCCTTGGTACTTAGCGCAGCAGAAGCTGGAGAGTTCTACAAACTTCGAGTGCCGATCGCAGCAGAAGCAAAAACCGGAGTCAACTGGGCGGAGGTACATTGAGCAGGACTGACGACAGTAGAACAGGTGACATTAGTGAATCTATAGTAGAAACAGGAGCTTGGCTAAGAGGTGCTGAAGTTTTTCCTAACAAAGGATGCACTGGTGCTACAGATATTATCTTAAAAATCAAAGGAATTTTGGTTGAGATCGATGTTAAAACCGAAACCCGTAAGAGCTGGAAAGGTAGAAATTGGTGGGGTATACCGAAATCCACTAAAGTTGAAGGTGTCTATATGGTAGTCGTTAATCCTGTTACACATAGAATAAGATGGCGTAAAAGCGGCAGAGGCAGAAGTCAAACAATTGATTGTCCACTAGGTTTGGAGGATTTCTGGGATTGAAACTACTGGTAGACGCAGACTTTATTGTCTATAAATCCTGCGCTGCCGCTGAAACAGAAATCAATTGGGGTGATGATGTCATCCTAGTAACCAGTAGGTTCAGTGCAGCGTACAACAATGTTCTAAAAGAACTAAATAGAATTAGAAATACATTTATGTGGGATGAGCCTGAGCTGATCCTATTCTTTAGTGACTCAAAGAATTTTAGGAAGAAAATTTTTACCGAATACAAAGGTCACCGAAATCGTAAGAAACCGTGTGGCTATCGAAGAGTTATTAAAGAACTAACTAATGAGTATGAAGTAATCAGGATGCCAGAGCTGGAAGCTGATGATGCCATGGGTATCTACGCTACTGATAACCCTGGCAACATTATTGTTAGTCCTGATAAAGACATGCGTCAGATTCCTGGTCGTCTTTATAACTTTGACGAGACAGTAATGATCACACCTGAGGAAGGTGCTAAGTGGCATCTTATTCAGACACTTGCTGGTGACCAGACAGATGGTTACAGCGGTGTCCCTGGCATTGGTGTGAAACGTGCAGTTGCTTTGTTTGATAACGACGGGTACAGCTGGGAGACAGTCGTCAAAGCATTTGCTGACAAGGATCTTGGTGAAGACGCTGCCTTAATGAACGCACGCTTAGCACGAATCCTTACCAGTAATGATTATGACTCAATCAATAGAACCGTTATTCCTTGGACCCCCAGCTCCTGTTACACAGTTGACGATGGAGCAGGAGTTCAAGATGAGGAGACTAGATGATCTCCTACCCAAAGCTGACAAAGAAGATCTAATCACTATCTTTGTTGCTTTACAACGACAGAACTTTGTCCTTTCAAATACTGTTAGTAACTTAGTAAAACAATGGCCAACCACCCTACCCACTACTGTCGCGGATCAATAGAAGTCTGGGACTTTATCCGCGATCAAGGTCTCAATTATCATCGAGGCAATGCTATTAAATATATTTGCCGTGCCGGTTTCAAAGGTACTGGAACCGAGATTGAAGACATTAAAAAAGCTATCCACTACCTTGAAGATGAACTACATGCATTGCAGAAAAATGAGCCTGAGCGACCAAGCTCAACAATTCCGTTCCGCGTACGGCGTCCAGAATGGGATGAAGAATCGCACGATGCAATTAAATTTGATCGCTGAAGAATATCAAGAGTTTCGCATGTCAATGCGTGAGGGATTTGCTTCTGAATTAAAGGAGCTAGCTGACCTTGTATATGTCTGTTTTCAATACGCCGAAAACATGGAATGGGATTTAGAGGAAGCTTTGGATCGTGTCCATGAATCAAACATGTCCAAGCTTGGACTAGATGGTAAGCCCATCCGCCGCTCAGACGGCAAGGTCTTGAAAGGACCTAAATACCAACCACCTAATTTGACTGATCTTGTTAATGGCTGAACTTATTTCTAGAACTGGACGTGTCCAATCTTGGATCGATGATCCAGATGGTCGTCTTCCCGTGTCGTGCACGGTATTTGTAGTTGAAGATTCAATGGAAGGTTCTGATGGGCTGGAAGCTAGCTGGAGGTTCGCCAGTCACGCCCTCAGAAATGGAGCAGGAGTTGCCATCCACCTCAGCAAACTCCGACCAAAAGGAGACGATAATGGCAAAGGGCTTGTTGCCTCTGGTCCTGTCTCGTTCGGGAAAATCTATTCTACTTTGAATGAGATTTTAAGACGGGGTGGGCGTTATAAAAATGGTGCAATTGTTTTACATCTTGATGCAAATTCTGCTGACATCGAAGAGTTTATTGATGCACCACGTGAACAACTACCTTGGGTTAAACGTTGTGTTGATATTACTCAAGAATGGTGGGATGAGCTGAAGGATGTTACACGTATCAAACTTATTGAAGGGATGAAGCGTGGCGATATTTGGCTAAACAAAGTTAAATACGACAAAGAAGGAGAACGTATCTATGGCAATGTCTGCCTTGAAGTTTACTTGCGATCACGCGGAACGTGCTTGTTGCAACATATCAATCTCGCAGCCTGTGAATTCGACACAATCAATACCGCTTTTGTTCAAGGTATGCAGGAATTGTGTCTACTCCACGCTCGAACTGGTGTCGACAATAGTGGAGAATACCTCTCACCTGAAACCGACAGACAAGTTGGACTCGGAATGCTCGGACTTGCCAACCTCCTACGAAGGTACGGTATAACCTACAAACAATTTGGTGATGGACTAGAGCAATATGTCAATGGTGAAGTGAAAGCATCACCTGCTTATGAGCTAGCTAAGTGCCTTGCTGAAGGCATTGATGCAGCTGCTGCTGTAGCTCGTGCCCATCGTATGGTCCGAGCTTTCGCTATCGCACCCACAGCGTCTTGTAGCTATCGCTCACAGGACTTGGATGGCTACACATCTACCCCTGAAATTGCACCACCTATTGCACGTACTGTTGACAGAGACAGTGGCACATTTGGTGTACAAACATATAACTACGGTGACGTAGAAATTGCCTCTGCAGTCGGATGGGAGGCATTCAAGAAAGTATCCGACAACATTATGATTTTGTTGGATAGGACTGGACTTCTTCACGGATACTCTCAGAACTGGTGGTCAGATATGGTCACCATGGATAATGGGTTTATTGAAGAGTGGCTGCAATCGCCCCAGACATCCCTTTACTACAGCCTACAAGTAATGGGCGACGTACAGGATAAGTCAAGCGCGTATGCAGCTTTGGATGAAACTGAGGTCAACGATTACTTGGAGGATCTTTTAAAAGAACCTGAATGTGATTGTCAAGAATGAACCCTTATCAGAAACTACTAAACAGAAAAAGAAAATGGACACCAGTACAGGTGAGTGCTGGTACATGCAAGGAAGGTGCGGAGGCGACGATACACCGTGCACTTGCCTTGAGACATATGGAACTACCTGTGGGAGATTTTATCCGTGATGCGTTGGCTACCGAAGTACCAGAGGCGGCGCGTAGCCTCCTTCAATCCAATATCACAGACGAAGAAAATCACGACGTCGCACTTGGTTACATTGCCAATGCTTACGGTGTTGATGAAAAGGCTGAGGCTGAAGCGCTTCGGCTACGTGAAGCTTGGATGGCACATCCTGATCACACGATTACCAAAGCGATGGTTGCCGAGCGTGCGATTTTCTTCGTTCTTCTACCATTCTTCCGCTTTACTGGTGACGCTGGAATGAGAACAACATCTGCAGATATAAGTAGAGATGAACAAATTCATGTTGCTACCAATAGTCTTGTTTGTCGGGAGCTGGGGCTTAATATCTCTCCTAGTCTTGATAAGCTCCGCTTGGCCACGATTAACTGGGTGATGCAACCATTAGGTCGTAGCTCAGATAAATATTTGGACAAACAATTTTGGCTTGACTCTAGTGATCGCTTGATGTACGAGGGTAAAGCACCACAACTTTCTGAAACTAAAGCAGGACGTATGCCTGCATTCTTTGAGCACAGTAATGTTAACCTCCCCCAATATGCTTGAAACAATGGGTATGGAACTCCGCGCCTTAAGTGTGCAAATGGAAGAACAGTTTCCTAATATTACCCCCATGCCCGGAGATTCAATTGAAAAGATTATGTATAGATCTGGTCAGCGCTCTGTTGTGGAGTGGTTATTAAACCGTTTAGAAGGAGACGACTAACATGTCTAGAAAAATCCGCTACAACAAAATTAAATTAAATCCTAGGAAGCCCACTATTAAAGATTTAAACAGAGTCTTTAATAAGATCCTAGTCCCTTCGTATACTAAACAAAAATTCAAAATCGATCTTGGAGGAATACCAAGTAAGGAAAAATCAAAAACACCACCGGAGGTGCGTGAAAAGTATGAACAAATATTTGCTGCGGAGCATGGTCTTGATCCTCTAGTGGTAGCTAATCTTGATGAAGATAGATTAGGTATTCCTGAATCAGAAAAGATTCCCGGAAAAGACAAACCTGAGACAATTAAAGCGAGCAAGCAGATTATAAAACCATTGAAACTTGGTGTTGATAGAAGGGTGACTTTCACAACTGACAAAAACGAAGTGATTGTCTTTAATCCCAAGAAGATGTTCCTTAACCAGAACAAAAAATTTGAATCTATCACGGGAAAATATAAAGCTAAAAGAGTAGAGAAACGTACTGATATTCAGCCTTTAAATATAACTGCTTCACCAATTACTTTGACAATGCCCTCTGTTGGTGTTGCGCCCGATTCTGTACTGTAACTATGGCTAAAAACGATAAACCAAAACTTGGCATCCAAAAACGACTAACGAGATTTTTAAAAGATGACGACCTATCCACAAAGGATATTCGTAAACTTTATAGGAGTGCTACCAATAAAGGATTTACTGGTAGTTCAGGTAGGTTCGGTAAATTAGTATCTAAGAAGGGTTTAAGGATTAATAAGAAAGCTGGAGGGCTTGATCGTAGTTTTATTACCGACACAGTTGATTCCATTTTGGCCAAAAAGGACAAGGAAGTAGTCCCAGAAACTACACCTATTGATCCTACAATCGCTGAACTACCTGATATTGGAGGAAAATTAGATGATCTTATTTCTAGCATCAATGTTCCTAGCTCTAATACTGTTATCAATAAGTATGATAAAGATACATCTGATTTAGAAAATCGTCTTAAAGAAATGCAAAATGCTGCGAGTCAATTTGCTATGAATGATGCAAGCTTTGTCGGCGGTAAGAATGCTGCTGGTGTTAGGTTGCGTCGGTCTAAAAAATATAGAAGCGGCAACTTTGCACAAGGTACTCAACAATTAAATAGAAAGATGCTTTCACGTATTAAAGGAGTCAATATCTAATGAACGCTAGAGAACGGTATGATGTTCTTAGTAGTGATCGTTCTCAATTTCTAAACATAGCTGAACAAGCTTCTGAACTTACTTTACCTTATCTTATTCATCAAGATGAGACATATACTAAAAGTGCTAGAAGTCTTGTTACTCCATATCAAAGCGTAGGAGCCAAAGGTGTGGTTACTTTAGCAAGTAAATTAATGCTTGCTACTTTACCTCCACAAACTAGCTTCTTTAAACTACAAGTTGATGAGTCGATGCTAGGTAAGATTGCTGATCCATCAATGAAGTCAGAGCTTGACCTTTCATTTGCAAAAATTGAACGTACAATACTTGATGCTATTGCAGCATCAGATGATCGTGTCATTGTTCATCAAGCTCTAAAGCATCTAGTTGTTGCTGGTAATGCTCTTATCTTTATGGGTAAGGAGGGTTTAAAACTTTATCCTCTTAATAGATTTGTTGTAGACCGGGATGGAAGTGGTAATGTAATTGAAATTGTAACTAAAGAACGTCTCAGTAAAAAACTAATAGAAGAGACTTATGACATTAAACCTGAACAACCTAACGATGTACAAGGTTATTATGCAGGTGACGATGACGTAGATATTTATACTCATGTCAAAAGAGATAAGGGTAAGATGATTTGGCACCAAGAGGTGTACGACAAGCTTATTCCTGATACTCGTGGAAAGGCTCCACTTAACACTAACCCTTGGATACCTCTTAGGTTTGCGACAGTTGATGGTGAAGCGTATGGACGTGGGAGAGTAGAAGAGTTTATTGGAGACCTAAAAAGTTTAGAAGGTCTTTCTCAAGCTTTAGTAGAAGGATCTGCAGCTGCAGCTAAAGTTGTATTTACTGTGTCACCTTCTAGTACGACCAAAGCATCTACACTTGCTAAGGCAGGTAATGGTGCAATTATCCAAGGCCGTCCTGATGATATCGGTGTTGTACAAGTTGGTAAGGGTGCTGATTTTGCTACGGCATTTCAGATGATCCAAACTCTTGAGCGTCGATTGTCAGAAGCATTCTTAATTATGAATGTAAGAGATAGCGAACGTACTACCGCTGAAGAGGTACGGATGACTCAAATGGAACTAGAAGCACAACTCGGTGGTTTGTTCAGTCTTCTGACCATTGATTTCCTTGTTCCTTATTTAAATAGAAAACTATCTATTTATCAACAGACTGGAGAAATTCCAAAGATACCTAAAGGTATTGTCAAACCTACAATTGTTGCTGGTATCAATGCACTTGGACGTGGTCAAGATCGTGAAAGTCTAGGACAGTTCTTAGGCACAATTGCACAGACCATGGGTCCAGAGGCTATCGCTCAGTATATTAATCCAGAGGAAGTCGTAAAACGATTAGCAGCTGCACAAGGAATTGATCCTCTTAATCTAATTAAATCGGCTAAAGATGTTCAGCAAGAGCAAGCTGCAGCTATGGAACAACAAAAACAAATGGAACTTACTAAGCAACAAGGTAAGTTTGCACAAGTAGAGCAGCAAGCAGCTGCACAACAACAACAGTAAACCACCTATGTCTGATACTCTAACTTATAATGAATCTGAACCGTCAACTGAACAAGTTGTATTGAATGAAGCTGAACAAGAAGCTTTAGAAGTTGGTGAGCAAATGGCTCAGGAACAAGAGACACTACTTGCTGGTAAGTTCTCTGATCCTCAACAATTAGAAAAAGCTTATCTTGAACTTCAAACTAAACTTGGTAAACAAGGTGATAAAGATTCAACTGAATCAACTGAAGAACCTGAAGCTACTACTGAAGAGTCTACTGATCAACAGGATGTTGACTACTCATTTCTAGATGAACTTTGGGAAGCTGCTGGGGATCAGCCTTCAGAAGAAACTGTCAATAAACTGCAAAGCTTGAATTCATCTGAGATTGCTGATATGTATATTGCATATCGTCAACAAGTTGAATCACAGTCGCAATCAAACAATATCACACAAGAACATGTAGATACCATTCATGAGATGGTTGGCGGTGAGCAAGCTTACAACACTTTGATGGGATGGGCTAGTAATAATCTCTCTGACCAAGAGCAAACCCTTTATGACAAAGCTATGGACAGTGATCCGGTAGCTGCATTTTGGGCAGCACGTTCGCTTGCTCTCCAGTATGCAGATAGTCAAGGTTATGAAGGTAAGATGCTAACTGGTAAAGCGCCTAAAACTGCTAGTGGTTTCCGCAGTCAAGCTGAACTTGTCCAAGCTATGAATGATCCTCGTTATGATAATGATGAGGCATATCGTACAGATGTCCTGACTAAACTACAGAACTCCAATATTACCTTCTAAGAAGTAAACGCGTGGGATGCACCTCAGAGTCGGACCTCCCATGCCTATGGCACTAAGCCCGTACGCGGATACCTTAGCTGCCGTCTAGACGGTGG